ATATGACAGAAACCACAAGATTTTAAAATTAATTTTTTCTTAGCCAAGACTAACTCTTCTTATGTCTTGCAGCGAAAGCTCTTGCTTCTTCTTTATTAGAAAATCCCCAGGCTTTAAGTGCTAGCTTTAATCTTGTTGGTTTGCCTGACTCTGATAATAAAGATCCCTTCATACCACCGAATCTCGCAGCAAAAGAAACTCGTCTTGGATTAACACCTGATTTAACTGGAGCTTTAAGATTAGATCCTTCTTTTCTATTAAAATATTTTCTACCTGCTTCGTTTAATCCACCGCTTGGATTTTGATACATTTTTTTAACCATTATAATTTCTCTCTAAAAGGGTTGTAGTCATCCTCATTTATCTTAAAGCATTTACACTGTTTTAGTAAAGCACAAAATCCTTTTCTTAACCAAAAAATACATTTGACATTTAACATAAACTATACTCTCCCCTGACCAACATATTCTTTATAAGTTTTATTCTTATTAACACGCTTAGTATGTCTGCCTCTTCGTTTCTTTGGTGGCTTTCTTATATGTTTATTTTCTAAATGCTTTTTTGCCATTCTTCTTTTTTAATTTAATCTTAACATTAGATCCTTGCTGCGATAGCAATGTAGGTTTCTTTTTAGAATAAGCCTGAGCAAACATTGTAACTATATCATCACTCATTTTTTAAACATATCTATTGTCGGCTTTAATCCATATATTGCACCGAAGATACCAACGATTAACCATTGATACCAACTAGGGAATCTTCCAAAGTAATCAAAGAATAAATCTAATTTAGATTTGATATTAACATCATCGCTAATAATGGCATAAGATAATACAATGATTGGAATACATACTATAATTAAAACAAATTCATCTTTCCAGGATTTGTCTTGCTGATCATAAACATCTCTTTGGTATTCTATTTCACCACGAGCCATACGTTCATAGTATCTACGTTCAGCTTCAGATTCTAATAGTTCTGACTGTTTATGATTCTTATAAATCTCAGCACCAGTTTTAACTACAGTAGGTATAATGTTCCACCACATATTAATGACAACTCCTCATTAGTTCTGACAACTCTTCGCATCTGCTTGGTGTTTGTCTATACCATGCTGAGTTTAACATTTCCGCAGCTGCTCTACTATAATCATTATTCTTTAAAGCATCAAACATTTTCTTAAACTTAGAAACACCAGTCTTTCCTAGTTGAAATACCATTTCAATTATTACTTCTTTAGCTACAAGAGCTATCTCATATCCTTTTAATAACTCTTCAGCACCTTGCACAGCTTTATTAAAATCCTTTTCAAACAATGCTTCTAATATATCTTTGTCATAGATAACTCCTTCAACAAAATCATCTTCTTCTGTAAGCAAATGACCATAGCCAATGGTAGCTTTACCAAGTGAATCTAAATAAACTTTGGCTAAAAAACCCTCATGTTTTTTTATTCTACTTTTTAAATCTTCGTACATATTTACCTTTCAGTTATTTAACTATTATCTTACCATCTTCATAAACATATACAATTCTAACATTCATATTCTTTTGTATTTTGGATGGAGTTCTATTTATACGATCATTATTCTTATGACCATATTTAGTATTTGATTTTCTATATGACACAGTCTTAACGTCATAGTTGCAATACTCTTTTGTCTTAATGTTGTATGTACAAATATCTACTGGACCCACACCACCTAGTGCTGTGAATACAATAAGGTTTGGATCTCTAGCAAAGTATGCTTGAGCTAATGCTTCGGATACTAATCCTTTGTCTGCCTTTCGCAATTTACGCCTTTGTTGTTTTAGTTTTTGAATTGAAAGAAACCTATGATTGAACCTGCTATGCTACCAATGATTACAAGAAATGCTATGACACCTTTACCCATGCTCACATCAGTTCTTAAATCTTTAACTTCAGCTGTAAGATCATCTAATCTCTTAATGATTGTATCCATTCTTTCTTTGGAATACTTCTCATAAGAAGATAGTCTTATGGCTGTAGCAGATATAGCTGTTTTCTTTCTCTTCATACACCACCTATAGTGGTTGTGGATAAAAAGTCAATTAAAGATTGTAATTATATGGATTGTTCTGGTGTTTCCATACAGTCAAAATGAAATGATGGTTTGACTTTCTCAAACTGATCTAATGGGAATAGTTTATTCTGTTCTGCTATAAACTCATAGCCAGCTATGGTGCATTCCCTAAAGGTATTAAACTTCTTACCTGTACTCATTACGTCTAGGCAGTTGCCATTAACCATTGAGCAAATGGTAAAGATTAATAAAAATTTCATTATGATTAGTTATATGAATATGTGGATAAGTAAAGGTGGCATTGCTGCCACCAATACTGTAAGGATTATTTAATCTTTATTTTCATCCTCATCTTCATCTAGATCAAAGTCTTCATCTTCATCTAGATCATCCTCGTATGCTACATGAGCATCATCTGGATTTATCTTTAGCTCAAGATCATCTAAGAGATCTTTAATCTCATAGATAATATCTTCAGCTGATTTTTTCTTTTTTGCCATGCAAACTCCTATAGTTGGTTTGGCAGTGGCGAGATAAGGTTAATTGAATAATAAGTAAATAAAATTATTTTTTATAACTTATTGTTTTGTAACTATTATTTATTTATTTTTATATATTTTTTCTACTGCTTCTAAATAATTATTCCAGAAAGACTTAACGTCTGCTGCATAATCATTAAAGAATTTATTCCAGTATGACTTGATGTCAGTATAGTTTAACATGTTATTCTCCATTGGTTATGGAGTGCATATAGTAATAACTATTTTATATTCAAGTGCGATTTAATTGATTCTATTAAATCATTAACTACATGCTCATACTTCCAGCCAATGTAGATACCAATGATTAAACCTATGATTAATGTTATCATATTATTTCCTATTTATTTGATCTATAAACTTACCATAATATTCGGTACTACCCAAATGATTTATAGGAGTAGAAAGATCTGTCCAGATCTCAAAGCCACATTCTTCAGCTAATCTACAGAAATAATAATCTTCTGATAAGAATCTGTTTACACCATCTTTCTCTCTATAAATCCCAACAGGAAAAAAATCAAACGCATTTTGAGAATTTTCTATACCTGTTCTTAGATCTGGTTTATATTTAAGCTGAGGATTCTTATCCATGATTGCAGTAAACACTTCACGTTTAATCATCATAAAACCTGTGGCACTTTCTTTTACCCTTGCAAATCCTTCTCTAAATTCTGTGTTAGGATATAGATTAACATTAAACTGTAACAAATAATCACGCATTAATTTTTCATCTATGTCTGTATTCTTCTTAATACGATCTAGTAATTGTTGCCAATAGAAACCTTTGACAGGGTATGTGCATGTTACAACATCTTTATTAAAGTCTATTATTCTTTTTAAATTATCAATAGTGAAACCTATGTCAGCATCAATGAATAATAAATGTGTACCATTAAATTCTTTATTATCTAAGAATTTAGTTACAAATTTATTTCTAGCACGATTGATTAAGGATTCAGTTGGTAATGTTTCAACTCTAATATTATGTCCCTGATCGTTTAACCAACGCAATGTATTTAATACTGAATGAAACGTCATGTTACTAACGTTACCACCATAACATGGTATAGCTATAAGTATGTTCATCGTTGTATGAACAGTATTTATATTATGGCTTTGTGGGGAATACTATTGAATTAATTTGTTCAACTGTGGATAAACCTTCAGTGATATCTCTTAAAGATTGTCTGTATGTTTGCCATACATATTTATCTTGAACTGGACTATCTGATAAAACTGTCCAGTCAGAAGCAGATAGTAAAGCATTACGTTTTAATCTTAATGATTGCATAGCACGATCAAATGCTCCTGCATTCCATGCTGACTCCTCAGCATTTCTTTGTGCTATCTCTGCATCAGAGAGAACTACTTTAACACCATCTACTAATTTATGTTCCATATTTACCTTTATAGTTTATTGTTTGTTTTAGTCAATTAT